AAAATCGTATTGCCAATGAATACACGTGATTGAAAAGTAACCCAAATCGGTATTTGATGAAGTATTGAATATTTAAATTAACATAGAGGAGAATCGCATTGGAAGAAATAAAAGCATATAAACCGAAATGCTGCAGCAAAGCATATATTACAAAACGTGCATGTGTGGAACATGAAAAAAGATGTTTGTGGAATCCAGACAATGAAGCTTGTCATACCTGCGGAAAAAGGGAAGTGGTGGATGGAGAGGAAAAACGCTGGTATTGTCCTGTAAGGGATAGGCTAATTGGTATTTTCGAAGCCGGAAATGAGATGTTACCAGTAAGTCATTGTGAGGATTGGGAACCAAATTTAACATTTTGGAGGTGAAAAAATGGATAGAAGAGACGCCGAGAAGGTAATACAAAATTTGCGAACAAAGCCATTCATATGTTCTGATAATTGTTTGTTACTTGATAATGGTTATGTGATTTTGCGAAAGGAATACTTCCAGGAATTAAAAATGAGCAGAGATTTGATATCCATAGATTCACACATTACATCGGTAAACTGACAAATTAGCATTTTTCGGGAGAACCGGGAAAGGAGCCGAAATGAAGTATAGATGTATAGAGCCATTCGCTGTGGATTGCTACGATGACAGAGGAATACCAACTGAAGGACGTGTCGAAATAGTTTGTGGCAGTATCTGGGAACGTGATGATGAGACAGATATCATAGGAGCCGGAGTACATCTTGATAACGTAGAAACAATGGAATGGCTGGAAATACCAGAAAGGGAATTAGAAGAATATTTTGAACCATTAAACTGAGATAAACCAAAAAGCAAAGAACAATATACACCGAAATGGATGCTGCCTGCCGAAGTGGCAGAGAAAGAAGGTAAACATGAGAGAATTATCAACAATTCAGAAACGCGAAAATTTGAACAGAGTATTTGCAGTAGACGAACAGGGACCAGGAGGGGCTAACCACGAATATCTGATTGTATCAGACACCGGGCTGATGCAGCCAAAGGAGCAGCGTATCGGATTTCAGAAAGGGCCAAGAAAAGAGGACGATTCCATTCAAGGAGTGATTGACAGTGACCTCCTGGAAATTGTCCGGGACAGGTTGAAATCATTCCAGGCTGGGCCGTTTTCCTCACGCGAAAATGCCTGCGCTCTTACCCACATAGAGGAAGCGCTTATGTGGATGAACCGCAGGGTTGAGGATAGGATTGAGAGGGAAGTCCTGGGAACCATGCAGAAATAATTGACGATTTCACGAAAGGGGGCAGAGGCTATGGCGGGCGGAAGACCGAAGAAGGAACCGGGCCGGAAGTATATCAAGCAGAACATATCAATGGAGCCGGAGCAGTTGGAGAGACTGATTACCTACTGCCAGCGAGAAGACAGGGCCATGCCATGGGTTATCCGCAAGGCCCTGGATAAGTACCTTAGTGATGTTGCGTAATGGCAGGTTTTGGTGGGTATCATTACTCACCAAACTGAGATAAGCAATATTAACAATTTAAAGGAGAATAAAATTGAAATTATCAAAAGAAATAGCAGAAAAGGCCGCTGAATATGCGGCAGCAAAAGAAAAATCAGATAGACTGTTTGAGGAATTGCAACAGTGGTTTTCTGTGAATGCTGATATGGATGATTGTTGTCTATATGGATTCGGAGTATCAGAGGAACCAGAAGGAGAAGAACAGGAAGAAGGAGAATACTGTAATCAAAATCAGCGTTGTGAAGATTCATTCGATGGAACATATTATTGGGCGATTGAGGGTAGCCCCAAATATGTATGGGCTAATTATTTAATTTAGCATTTCCGATAGAACCGGAGGAAAGGAAAGAAAAATGAAAACTTTAAGATTTCAGGGATATAGTGATGATACTTTTGGTGAGTATGGGGTAACAAATCAGGACGTTGATAATTGCGGGAGCTGTAAGCCGATTCAGTGTTTAATTACAGCAGGGACGGCAAGCCTTCTTGTGGTAGGGCACTATACAGCAAGCCACATTAACGGAGGATGCTGGGTGATTGGATTTAGCATGGAATCAGAAGGAGATTCATTACCAGACTGGCCTATCAGGTTGGTTAATGGAGATTGTGAGTATTCGCCGGTATTAGAAATTGACGTTCCGGACCGTTTTAATTTGGAATGGTTCAGTGATTGTAGAAAAGTAGAAAATTAGGATTTCTGAGAGATTCGGAGAAAGGAACAGTGTATGGGAATTGATTTAAGCAGATTTAAGGTAATACACGGTGATAGGGCGTTAAATGCTGTAGCACTAATGGAAGTGAGGATGCCAGATGGAATGAAGTGGAATGACAGAAATACAACGGAAAAGCCAAAAATCATTGAAGTTCTGGCTATTAATGAGGATGGAAACCTTGTATCCATTATGGATGAAGCATGGACATTTCAGTTTCTTCCAATTATGCAGAATTAGGATTTGGAGGTGTAAGATGCAAATAGAAATTAATGAGGCGGAGTTAAAAGAGTGGGCAGTTAACCAGATTAGAAAGCGCATGGGTGACAGAATTAACACTTTGATGCGGGAATGGGACTGGAATAGTTATATGAGGGATGCTGTAGATAAAGTGGTAAGAGAAAAGGTGACTGATGTAGCCATTGAGAGCTTTATCAATACTATAGACAAGGATAATGTGATAAAAACTGTCAGTGACCGTATTGCAACTGAAATAGCAGATAGTCTCAAAAACTGAGATTTGTGATACAAAGGAGAGTGATATGTATGTCGGCCAAAGCGGAGGCATTATATGACCTATATGACTGCGGGAGACTGGATGGTCGATACAGCACATCGGAATTAATGGTGATGTTAGGTATCCGGCATCGTACCATGATTCCCAACTATAGTGTCTCAGGAGTGCTATATCGTAAGCGCTACCTATTTGAAAGGGTGGATGATGAGCCAATAAGTAAGGCGTTGGCAGCGGAATGGGACAAGACAAGGAAACAGATATTGGAGCAATAATATTAGGCAAGCCGGGGGAATCCCCCGGCAAATAAAAACGAAAGCAGAGAACGTATGTGCGAAAATAACAAGCGGTGGACACCCGCCAAGATGATTCCACCGCTCCTATAGAAACTACCTGAGTATATTATATCCTGCTCAGGTGGAAAAATCAATGAGGAGGATATGATATGAGTACACAGGCAGTTAAAGCGGAAATCATTAACAATGTAATGGTAGCAATGTCTTATTATATCCAGCAGCAGACCGTATTAATGATGCTGGAACAGGTAATGCAGCAGGAACTGGTCAGGGTTAACATGGAGGAGATTACCACCCTGCCAGCAGAACGGAAGGACAGCATTGCAGAGCGGAATAAGTACCTCATCCAGCTTTTCATGATTAAGAAGCGGAACCTCAAGCGTGGTACATTGGAAGGATACCTGGGAGCCATCAAGCGGCTAATGACGGTTATCAGTAACAAGTCGTTGGATCAGGTAGATGAGACAGATATAGAATGGTATCTGGCCCAATATGAGCGGCGCGAAGGACTGCATGGGAAACTGGAGACTACTACATACAATAACGAACGGAGGTTTCTGTCAGCCTTCTACACCTGGATGAGGAAATCTAAGTTCATTGCGGATAATCCGGTGGAAAGTACGGAACCGAAAAAGGTAATCCTTAAACCTATTGATTATTATTCGCCGGAGGAAATCATACGAATCCGTGATGCCTGCCGGAATGTGCGTGAGAGGGCCATCATCGAGGTATTCCGCAGTACCGGTGCCCGGGTGGGAGAGATTGCAGAGATTACCATGGAGCAGGTCAACCTGGAGACAGGGGATATCTGGATTCAGGGAGAGAAGGGCGGGAAATATCGTACATTGTATCTGGATGACGATGCAAAACATTATTATAGGCTCTATCTTGATGCACGGACGGATGATAGTCCATATATGTTCACCAGGACCAGGAGACCCTATGGTAAGATGACCACATGCTCATACCGGAGCATAATGAAGGCCATAGGAAGGAGGGCCGGTCTCACATGTAGGGTGTATCCACATAAAATGAGGAAAACCCTGGGGATGAACCTCAAAAACAAGGGGGTGGATATAGGAACCATCCAGGAGGTCCTGGGACATGCCAGCCCAGCAGTAACATCACAGTATTATGCACAGTCAACACCACATACACTGAGGAGTGTCAGGGAGCGGGTGGCTGTATAGGAGGATATATAAATTGAATATAACAAGTAAAAGATTGGATGATTATAGAAACAAACTCCGGTGGGATATTAAGTGTTTAGAGTTAGAAATTTATGAGATGGTTAATACAGATGCAGGAATAGGAAATAGCACTATTATGGACTATCGGGATGGATACCCAAGACCTCAGAGCGTGGTTGGATTTGACCGAAACAAATATATGAGGAAAGTGGAAATACTTAAGCGGAAAAAGAAGGAAGCCACAGAAATCAAGGAATGGCTGGAAGGAATAGAGGACGGACAGACACGGACTGTATTTAAGCTTTGGTATATGGACAGGCTTACTTGGAAATCCATTGCAAAGAAAATTGGAGTGCCACATAATGAGGATTTTCCCCGTAAATGTATAAGGGATGCATATCTTAAAAAAATGGGGATTAAATGACGATTTTCCGTCTTTTCCGATTTTTCCGTTTTATACTATAATTAGGCCAAAGGGCAAGTGCCTGCGGCCTTCCCACATCTGCTTGAAAAAGCGGCGTACCTACTGCGATAAATAGGAACAATGCCGGGAAACCGGCACTGATGCGAGGTGGAGCAGTCTGGCAGCTCGATGGCCCCATAAGCCATAGGTCGGCGGTTCGAATCCGTCCCTCGCTATGAAACAAGGCATCCTAAACGGGTGCCTTTTCCATATCAAAATTCCGGTGCCTGAAACACAGGGCAGCCGGGCCTCCTACATATTTGGATAAAATTACCATACGCACAGACAGCCAGATAAATTATAATGTCATAGGATAAGGGGGAAGCATAATGAAACTGACCGAGAAGGAGTCACAGATATACCAGTACATCCTTGCTTACACGCAGGAGCATATGTATGCACCGACCATAAGGGAGATAGGGAAAGCAGTAGGATATAAATCCACATCGACCGTGGCATCATACCTTGAACGTCTGGAATCAAAGGGTATGATAGAGGTGGGGCAGGATTCGCCCAGGGCAATACGGTTGGTTGGGTACAGCATCGTGCCCAATTCCATGATTGAGGAACTGAATAAACTGAGGGTAGTCACAAAGGGCATCTGAGCAATCAGGTGTCCTTTGACATATTATCAAGGAGGAATAGACATGGAAGAGAAAGCAATGAAACCATTGCTGGGAGTTAAACCAGCGAGGATTGTGATTACTGATAGGAACCTGGACCTTACTAAGGCAATATGGGAACGCACCATGCAGGAGAAGATAACTGCTGCGGATTACCGTTTGATGGCCATATGGGCATCGGAAATAACACTGAACTGCAACATGATGTTGGCATTGGATAAAACAGTGAAGATGATGGGCGAGTAGCGTAGTATAAAGCGAGTAAAGGAGGTGAGCCTAATGGCGAAAGGGAAATTTGAATATTGGTTAACACCGGAAGGCTTGCTGAAATTAGAAGCTTGGGCGCGAGACGGGTTAATAGATGAGCAGATAGCAGAGAATGCCGGAATTACCCCATCAACGTTATATGAGTGGAAAAAGAAGTATCCGGATATATCGGAGGCCCTAAAAAAGGGAAAAGAGGTTGTTGACATCCAGGTTGAGAATGCACTGCTTAAGAGAGCACTTGGATATTCATACAAGGAAACCAAGACAGAAGAAACGGCCGATGGAGATAAGGTCACAGTCACGGTCAAGGAGGTTGTACCAGATACCACTGCACAGATATTCTGGCTTAAGAACCGAAGGCCAGATAAGTGGAGGGATAAGCAGGACATTGAGCACAGTGGACAGATAGGAGGGGTGATGATAATTGACGACATCCCAAAGCCAGACACAAGTTAGACTATCTGAGCTGATTGCCCCTTCCTTCTATGACCTCCACCGGGATATTGCAGCTCATCAGCATACGCATTATAAACTTGCTGGTGGTCGTGGTTCCACAAAATCGTCGTTCATCAGTCTGGAAATCCCTTTGGGGATGATGCAGGACCCGCAGGCCAATGCCATTGCAATGCGTAAGGTAGGGCGGTTCCTGGAGGAATCTGTGTTTCAACAGCTTATATGGGCAGTCAATGCTCTTGGCGTGGCAGATAAATGGAAAATACGCTATTCGCCACTGAGCCTGACATACATACCGTTTGGAAATAAAATAATCTTCCGTGGGGCGGATGACCCGCAAAAGATTAAATCTGTAAAGCTGGCAAATGGGTACTTTAAGTATATCTGGTTTGAGGAGCGAGCAGAGTTTGACGGAGACTCAGAGGAACGTACCATACTTCAGTCATTGATGCGTGGCGGCCCGAAATACTATGTTTTCTATTCCTGGAATCCACCAAAGTCTATGAATAACTGGGTGAACCAGGATATCCTTCAAAGCCGGGAGAATACCATTGTCCACCATAGTGATTACAGGACAGTGCCGCCGGAGTGGCTGGGAGAAGATTTTTTCATAGAAGCTGAAGTCCTGAAGGAGACCAAACCGAAAGCATATGAACATGAATATCTGGGGATTGCTACAGGAACCGGAGGCCAGGTATTTGAGAATGTGACAGTCAGACCCATCACGGAGGAAGAGATGGCACGGTTCGACCGGATATACCAGGGCCTTGACTTCGGCTTCGGTGCAGACCCGGCTGCATATGAAAAGATGCATTATGACAGGACGCGCAAGCGTCTTTTTCTGTTTGGTGAAGTGTACGGAACCCGGATGGGGAATACCAGGCTGGCGGGCAGGATTCGGACATACAATCCACTCAATAAAGTAGTAACGGCCGACAGTGAGGATTCCAGGGCAATTGATGCATTGAATGAACTGGGTTTGCGGGTAGTCGGTGCCAGGAAAGGGCCTGGGTCAGTGGACTTTGGCATGGAGTTCCTAGCCGATGAAGTAAATGAAATCATCATTGACCAGCATCGTTGTCCGAATGCCGCAAGGGAATTCACCGGGTATGAGTTGGAGCAGGATAAGAATGGGAACTTCAAAGGCAGCTATCCGGACAAGGATAACCATACCATTGACGCAGTTCGGTATGCGCTGGAGGATGTAATGACAAACAGGAAGGCAAAGGTCAGGAAGAAATCCGATTACGGTTTACATTGAGGAGGTGGTTACCATATATACATATACAATGCCGCATGATGGATGGGATGAGCTTAACCCGGATAAGCAGGCTATCCGCACTCTAATCATGAAACACCAAAAGGAAGTGCGGAGATTAAAGAAACTGAAACAATATTATGAAGGACAACACAAGATACTGGGTGAGAAGAGAAAGACAAAGCTGGTCTGTAACCATGCAAAGGATATTTCAGACACAGCCAGTTCTTATTTTATCGGAAATCCTGTAAGCTACAAAAGCCAGCAGGACATCAAGCCGATGATGGATGCATTTGAGGTTGCCGGAGCCGATGAGGCGGATGGTGATAACGGACTTGATTTATCTATATATGGGCGGTGCTATGAATATGTGTATCCAGAGGAGGGTGGTACTGACCTGACAATCAAGACACTGGAGCCTGAAAATACTTTCGTTGTCTATGATGACACCATTGAGCAGCGGGAGCTGTTTGCAGTTTATTATTATGCCAAGAAGGATGATAGTGATAAACATCAGACGGTCTATGTTGCTACGGTACTCACCAAACAATATAAGTATGTATTAAATATACAGGATATTGAAGATACACAGGCACTTATTGAGACTCCTGACCCACATTATTTCGGTGAAGTCCCAATAATTGAGTACAGGAACAACAAGCTTGCGATAGGGGACTTTGAGCTGCAGATACCATTGATAGATGCTTACAATGCTCTGATGAGTGACCGTATCACCGATAAAGAGCAGTTCATAGACTCAATCCTTGCCCTATATGGAGCCTTACTGGGGGATGAGGATACGAAGGATGCTGACGGGAAAACCGCCGCACAGCGGCTTAAGGATGATAAGCTGCTGGAACTTCCTAAGGATGCAAAGGCGGAATATCTGACCAGGACATTCGATGAGACAGGCGTGGAGATATTGAAAAAGGCTGTTGAGCAGGATATACATAAATTCTCACACATCCCATGCATGACAGATGAATCCTTTGGCGGGAATGTATCCGGGGTTGCAATGGAGTTTAAGCTACTAGGTATGGAGAATATCACCAAAATTAAGACACGGTATTACAAAAAAGGGCTGCGTAAGCGGATGCGTCTGTTTTCGGGATGGTTGAGTAAGAGCCGAGCGATAAATATTGATATATCCGGCATCACCCCAACATTTACCCGTGCGCTTCCTAAAAATCTCCTGGAAATCAGTCAGATCATCTCCAATCTGTGGGGAAAGATAAGCAAAAGGACTTTGCTGTCTCAGGTACCGTTTGTGGATGATGTGGATGCGGAGGTTGCTGCGGTGGAAAAGGAAGCCGAAGAGGCATTAAAACAGCAGCAGGCCATGTTTGGTATCGGGACTAATGCACCGCCGCCGGATGATGTAGATGAGTAGCCTATCATACTGGGAGCGTCGGAAAGCCCAGAAAATGTTTGAATATATGCAGTCTGCGGAGGATACCGCAGACGATATCGCAAAGTTGTATCAAAAAGCATCCGCGTATATCAGCCATGAGCTGGATAAAATATTTGAGCGGTACAAGCGCAAGCATCACTTGACAGACGCGGAGGCATATAGACTGCTAAATGACTTAAAGGATAAGACATCGTTGGATGAGCTGAAACAGGCATTAAGGGCGCCTGGAAGGGGGCAGACAGCAGCGGATATCCTTGCAGAACTGGAAAGCCCAGCATTCCAGGCGCGGCTTGAACGGCTCCAACAGCTCCAGAACCAGATTGACCTGACCATGCAGCAGATTTATAAGCAGGAAAAGGTTAGGAGCACCAGCCATTATGTGGACCTTGCAAACGAGGCGTATTATAAAAGTATCTTTGATATCCAGCAACGGACGGGGCTGGGTTTTTCTTTTGCCACGATAGACCATAAAGCAATAGACCGGGTGATAAACAGCAAATGGTCCGGTGCAAATTACTCAGACCGAATTTGGCATAATACCAGAGCACTGGCTCAGGACCTTAAACAGGAGCTGCTTATCAATCTGGTGACAGGTCGGACTGACAGCGAGGTGGCCGACACCATAGCCAATAAGTATGCCCAGGGAGCCAGCAATGCACGCAGACTGGTGCGGACTGAATCATGTAATCTGGCAAACCAGATGGAGATGCAGTCATATGAAGAGTGCGGGATTGAGACATATATTTATGTGGCAACACTGGACCTTAAGACGTCAACCGTGTGCCGGGGATTAGACGGTAAACGGTTTAATGTGTCAGAGCAGCAGACAGGACTTAACTGCCCTCCTATGCATCCATGGTGCCGGTCTACAACTATTTGTGATATCTCAGATGATGAATTGTCTCAGATGCAGCGAAGGGCCAGGAATCCAGCCACTGGTAAGGCGGAAACAGTACCAGCTAACATGACATACGAACAGTGGCATAATAAATATGTCAAGGGGAACAAAGAAGCTGAGACAAAAGAAAAGGAGTTGAAAAGGAGGAAAAAGAAGTGAGATGACCATAGGAAAAGCACTTGAAGAAGTGAAAAATGGGAAGGGAATGAGACTTCCACACTGGACAAAAGACACAACTGTACGAATGAAGTTTCCAGATGAATACAGTGATATGACAGAACATATCTATATGTAGACAGTCAAATGCTGGGGAGATGGCCTTGGCGAGAGAGTATGGAGGAACTGCTCTCCCAAAAATGGGAAATAGTAGAATGACGATTATAGAGAATATGCGCGCGGGACTTTCCTGGGTGTTATTTTTATGCAACGGCCTGGGCGAATGAACAGGCTGGGGCGGAAAGGATAGAGACTATGAGGACAAGAGAACCAATGTATCAGAAAATGAACTTACAGCTTTTTGCAGAACCGGGGCCAGACCCCGCACCAACACCTGAGCCAGACCCCAAACCGGAGCCGGGACCAGACCCTTCTCCACAGAGTTTTGATGATATCCTAAAAAACAAGGATTATCAGGCCGAGTTTGACCGCAGGGTGCAGAAGGGGATTGATACCGCCCTTGCAAAGGCACAGGAGAAATGGCAGGCACTTACTGATGATAAGCTGTCCGAGGCTGAGAAACTGGCAAAAATGACAAAAGAAGAGAAGGCACAGTATCTTGCGCAGAAACAGGAGAAGGCGCTGGAGGCCCGTGAGGCTGACATAACCAAGCGTGAACTGATGGCAGAAGCAAAGAACACATTAGCAGAAAAGAAGCTGCCTGTTGGACTTGCAGAAGTTTTAGATTACACGGATGCCGAATCATGTAGCAAATCCATTGAAGCGGTGGAGAAAGCCTTCCAGGAGGCCGTACAGGCTGCTGTGGAAGAGAAACTTAAAGGTGGGACACCACCAAGGAAAGCGCCGTCAGGTGGGGAAGATGACCTGGAAAAACAGGTAGAATCCCTGATGATGGGAATTTAAGAAAGGATGGTAAAAGAATATGCCAATTAACACATTAGCAACAGCAACACTTTTTCAGAACACTTTGGATAAGGTAGCAATACGGGAAGCCGTCACGGGATGGATGGATGCAAATGCCGGACAGGTCATTTACAATGGTGGCGCCGAGGTGAAAATCCCTAAGATGTCCGTCCAGGGACTGGGGGATTATGACAGGGACAATGGATATCAGCAGGGTGGCGTTACCCTGGAGTATGAAACCAGGAAGATGACCCAGGACAGGGGACGTAAGTTCCAGCTTGACCCAATCGACATTAACGAGAACAACTTTGTGACCACGGCAGCCGCAGTCATGGGCGAATTCCAGCGCATGTATGTCGTACCTGAGATTGATGCATACCGTATCAGTAAGATTGCAACAGAAACAATCGCAGCGAAGAAGGCTGGCATGGTGTCCTATGGCTATACACCGGGAGCCACCGGGACCTCGGCCCTTCGGAAAATCAAGGAAGGAATCAAGGCAATCCGTGAACTGTACAACGGCCCGCTTGTAATCCATGCGACACCTGACATGATTATGGAACTGGAAATGGAACTGTCCGGTAAGATTATAAGTACCACGTTTTCAAAGGGAGGAATTGATACTGCGGTTCCTTCAGTGGATGGGGTACCAATTGTGTCCACACCTTCCAACCGTATGTATACGGCAATCACTATCTACGATGGTAAGACCTCAGGGCAGGAACAGGGCGGCTATGTGAAGGGCACCACAGCGAAGGATATCAACTTCTTTATCTGCCCGCGCACAACACCCATTGCAGTCACTAAGCAGGATATCATGCGTATCTTTGACCCTACCATCAACCAGAAACTGAATGCGTGGCAGATGGATTATCGTAGGTTCCACGACATCTGGGTGCTGGACAATAAACTGGATAGCATCTACCTGAGCATTAAGGATGCTGCTCCGTCTGAAGGATAAGGAGGTAGTTTATGAGGCTGATTAAGGATAATGTGGAGCGGGTTGCAGACGGTGCCAAGGCAGACAAGCTGAAGACCTTGGGGTTTAAGGAAATTGGAAGTGCAGCGGCAGAAGTGGTAGGACCTGAGGATAAATCTCCAGATAAAATGTCTGTTGCTGAGTTAAAGGCCCTGGCCAAGGAAAAGGGAATAGAAGGGGCCAGCTCCCTGACCAAGGCGGAACTGCTGACTGTCCTTAAGGATGTGATGGACAGTGACTGATATTGATAGGCTGAAGAAACTGACCGGGGAGGGAGACGAGGTACTGATTTCCATCCTGTTAGAGGATGCCACGGCCTTTGTGCTGTCCTATACAGGGCGCACAAGGATTGTGACTGGGCTGGAAAAGGCCGTGCGTGACCTGGCTGTGATAGCCCTTAACCGGATAGGCACAGAGGGCGAGTCCAGCCGGAGCGGCGGAGGGGAATCATACAGCTTTGATAACGCCCCAAAGTACATCTATGACACGCTGAACAGGTACAGGCTGGCAAGGATAGGAGGCAGGACGTATGAGGCTAAGACGGTGCAGGTTGGGGACGTACCATCACCGGGCAGCAATACCTAAAAAGGACAGTGAGGGAAGCACATATACGGAGTATGGACCGGCTGTATCCTTCCAGGCCGAGGAGTGGCCGGCAGGTGGAAAGGTACAGGCTGAGATGTATGGGCAGCGGCTGCCTAATATCCGTAACCTGAGAATCCAGGGAGCCTATCAGGAAGTGACTGGGGCCGGCAAGGCAAGCTATGAAATCAAGGACGGTCCGGTCATCACGGCCAATGACGGGATATGCCTGTATGTCTCTGGAGGGGCGGAACCGGATTATAGGGTGGTTGCCATATACCCTTACCGGTTCCTGACACTGGAGGTGGAAAAGTTATGATACAAGGACAGAAGGAGTTGGAGAGGAAGTTTGCGGCATTGGAACAGGTCTGTGACCAGCAGATGGAGCGGCTTGTGGGGCAGCAGACCAAACGCATACAGGCCGAAGCCAAGCTATTGTGTTCTGTCCAAGACGGAGAGTTGAGAAATAGCATCAAGTCAATGACAGAGAGCATGGATGACCGGGTAATGGGAACTATCTATACCAATAAATCATATGCCATGCATGTTGAGATGGGGACCGGCCCCAAAGGTGCCGCAAACCATGCGGGGATATCCCCCGTAGCCAATCCATCCTATACCATGTCCCCATGGTGGATTCATGAAAGCCAGATAGATAAGAAGGTAGCAGAAGAGTATCACTGGTTTTATCTTGATACACCGGATGGACGGTTTTACCAGTGTACAGGACAACCGGCGCATCCATTCATGTATCCTGCCTTGAAGTATAATGAGGACAAGGTGGTGGAGAGGATGGAGAAGGCCCTGAAACGCGAATTGAGGAAGGTGTGTAGATAATGATTAATGTTAAGGACGAGGTTTACGCAGCCCTGCTGTCTGTTACAGACAACGTGACAGACAGTTATCCTAAAGACTGGGAGAAGGATTTAGCCATCCAGTATATGGAAGAGGATAACAAGGTTGTAGAGTATACGGATATGAAGGAACAGAAAGCCTATGTCAGATACCGCGTTGACATCTGGCACCGTAAGAGTACATCATCAGCCACAGTGGCTGTAGATACGGCAATCGCAAAACTTGGGCTACTGCGGACACAATGTATGGATGTGGATGACCCAAGCGGAAGGAAGCATAAGCAGATGCGGTATGAGATGGTGATTGACGTGGAGACCGGGCAGGTCTACCACAACATGTAAGAAAGGAGACAATAAATGTTAGCGAATGGAGCAAAGCTGGGATATAAAAAATCTGGCGGGTCCACTTATACGGACCTACCGGGTTTGAAGGAAATCCCCGAGATGGGGATTAATCCGGAGAAAGTTGAGAATACCTGTCTGACAGATAAAAACAAGCAGTATGAAAATGGCATTGGTGATGCTGGTGATATTACATACAAATTTAAGTATGATAATTCAAAGGCTGATTGCCCATACCGTGTGATGCGGGCGGCACAGGATTCTGGTGAGGTATTATCCTTCCAGGAAACATTGGTCGATGGCACCACCACGGAGTTTGAAGGCCAGGTGTCCGTCAAGAGGACAGGCGGAGGAGTGAATGGCGTGATTGAGTTTAATCTGGCGATATCATTACAGAGTGATCTTACCGTAACAGACCCGGAATAAGGAGGATGATGGAATATGGGACAGTTTGGAATGGATGAAGAGAATGAGGCCGAGAAGAAGGTTGAAACAGTCGAGGAACTTAAGAAGAGAAGAAAGGCTTTTGCATATTGGACTGTGGGTGGAGAGGATTACAAACTTAAGCTTACCACCCAGCAGATTTGTAAATTGGAAGAAAAGTTCCGATGTAACTTAGTGACGCTGATTATGCAGAGTGGTGGATTGCCACAGTTGGGGATCATGCTTACTGTGATTCAGGCGGCCATGACGCCCTGGAAACACGGTGTTAAATATAAGGATGTACAGGCCTTGTATGACCAATATGCAGATGAGGGCGGCACCCAAATGGACCTCATGGTTGATGTAATCATGGAAATTATGCTGGTGAGCGGTTTTTTTACGGAGAACCAGAGGGAGAGTGTGATGGACAAGAGGGAGGACCTCAAGGAAGAGATGTAACTATATCCGACCTCGTTTATGAGTTATACCCTCTTGCTTTGGATTGTGGCATAAGGCCGGATGAATTCTGGGGATATTCCCTGGGTGAAATCCGCGACCTTATGGACTCATATGCGAGGATGGAGCAGAGGCGGGTTAAGGAGCAGATTACCTCCCGCTTCCAATTATCTGACCTTATAGGGCTACACATGCAGAAGCTTTTTGACAACAAGAATGAGATTAAGCTTCCAAATGTATGGGATATATACCCGGACTTGTTCGCCGAAGAACAGGAAGCTTATGAGGAGCGACAGAGAGCCGAAGCATTGGAACAGGCAAAGATATCCAGACGAGAATATGCCGCAAGGTTCAACGAGATGCGCAGGCAGCGCGGCCTAATTTAAAATATGGAACAGAAAGGCGGTGAGGATAACGGACGGTAGCGGAATGACCCTTGAAAAGCTTAAGGTCATCATTGAGGCGTACACGAAGCCATACCAGGAGCAGATGGAAAAGGTACAGGCTAAGACGGCACAGGTAACAAATCAAATAGAGCGGCAGACTGCCAGAATAGCAAACGCCTGGAAACGGGTAGGAGCTATTCTGGCATCGGTACTGAGCATTGCGGCTATTGTGGCATTTGGAAAATCGTGTATAGAGCTGGGAAGCAATCTAACCGAAGTACAGAACGTTGTCGATGTTACCTTCGGCTCTATGTCCGGCAGGGTGAACGAGTTCGCGAAAGACGCGGCTAAATCATTCGGTCTGTCGGAGACGATGGCAAAAAAGTATATGGGTACATACGGCGCTATGGCTAAGTCATTCGGCATAGCAGGAAAAGCCGGATACGATATGTCAGCAGCCATAACAGGACTTACAGGTGATGTAGCATCATTCTATAATCTCTCTCAGGATGAAGCCTACACGAAGCTTAAGAGCATATTCACAGGAGAGACAGAAAGTCTCAAAGACCTTGGCGTTGTCATGACCCAGACAGCCCTGGACCAATACGCTCTTAATAACGGATTTGGAAAAACAACAGCAAAGATGACTGAGCAAGAAAAGGTCATGTTGCGGTATCAGTTTGTTATGTCCCAGCTTTCGGATGCATCAGGAGACTTTGCCAGGACAAGCAATTCCTGGGCCAACCAGGTACGCATCTTACAGCTACAGTTTGATGCCCTGAGAGCAACAATAGGACAGGGCCTTATCAATGCCTTTACGCCCGTAATCCAGGTTATTAATACCATCCTTGCAAAGTTGCAGACGTTAGCTGAGTACTTCCGGGCTTTTACGGTTGCTATATTTGGTGATGCAGCAGGCGGGAGTGGGAGTGTGGCAGATTCTATGGATTCCGCAGCTGGTTCTTCTGGGAACATTGCAGATAACATGGGGAGTGCGGCAAACTCAGCGAAGGAAATGAATCGCCAGCTTGCCAAGTTTGATGAGCTTAATAATTTAAGCTCTAACCGTAATTCTGGTGGTGCTGGAGGCGGAGGCGGTGGGGGTATCCTGGGAGACCTGGACCTTGGAATGAACAATGTACAGGCACAGGCAGACTTGATATCAAGCAAGATAATTGATGCCTTTAAGGTAGGTGATTATTATTCTGTTGGTGCTTACATAGGAGCAGCCATAACTGATTCCCTTAGGAAAATCAATTGGAATGAGGCTTATGAGTCAGCGCGTGGGTTTGGACGTGGATTTGCACAGTTCCTTAATGGACTTATATCCCCAGACCTGTTCTGGGAGGTGGGGCATTCCATTGGTGGGGCGCTCAATACGGCCCTATATGCGGCATTAGAATTTGGTAAGTATTTTGATTGGTCCAACTTTGGATTATCCGTAGCATCAGGAATAAACGGATTTTTCTCGACCTTTGATTTTTCTGCACTTGGAAGCGCGGCATCAGTGTTCGTGATAGGATTGTTGGATACAATTGCGACAGCCCTGGAAAATACGGATTGGTTTATGGTGGGACAGAAAATAGGGGAGTTTTTGGCAGCCCTGGACTGGGATACAATCCTTGCAAAATCGGGTAGGGTAATCGTAGATGCTATCAGCGCTGGAATTAAGCTGTTTGCTGGATTTACAGATGCGGCACCAATTGAAGCAGCGATAATAGCATCAATAGCAGGATTTAAATTTGTGGGTATTGCGGGGATAATTGCTAAAGGCATTCTGAAATCAATTGCATCCACAGGAATAACGCTGAGTGGAATCAAATTGGCGCTCACAGGGCTTACTATAGGATATATAGGTGGGCCAGCCTTCGAGGTTATTGGAAATGAGATTGTCGATAAACTTGACGCTATTATTTCTGAACTTTTTGGACAAAGTGTAGATGATGCATTAGGGGAAGGATTGTTAATTGCTGTTAGCGCAGGATTTGGTGCGTTGGCTGGTCCTGTTGGTGCGTTGGTTGGAGGAATAATCGGACTTATATTGGATGGCATACGGGGCGGTGAGTGGGCAACAAAATTCTGGAAGGGATTTGGTGATACACTCTTTAACTGGAGCTTTTCTAAATCATTACTTGGAACCGCCAAAGAGTTTTTTGATAAAGCATTTTCATCTGATAATTTTATTGATTTTGGTGTCAATATTATTGCTGGAATTGCATCAGGACTGACAGCGGGTTTGTCATTCTTGGTCGAGCCTATTGCTGATTTGCTTACATGGATTGTAAATGGAATATGCGATATATTCGGAATTCATTCTCCCGCAAAGGAAATGGAACCTTACGGGCAATATATTTTGGAAGGCATTATAGAAGGTTTTAGAGCAACCTTTGAAGAATGGAATGCATCTTTAAATGAATGGTATAATCAGCATATTGCCCCGTGGTTTACAGTACAGAAATGGAGTGACTTGTACAATACGATTAAATCCAGCTTAAAAACAAAATGGGACGAAACTGTATTGCAATGGAAAACAGATATCCAAAGCTGGTGGGACAACCATGTAACAAAATGGTTCACAAAGGAGAAATGGACATCTGGCCTGACCGGAATAAAGGAAGGGTTTAAGGCGGCGTTTGATGCAGCAGTAGATGTCGCAAAACAGATATGGAATGATTTTGCCAAATGGCTGAATGAAAAGCTTACATTTACGATTGACCCAATTACAGTCATGGGAAAGACGGTATATGAAGGTGGAGAAATCAGCCTTGGAAAAATACCTACATTTGCGAGTGGAGGATTCCCGGATAAAGGACAGCTTTTCCTTGCCAGTGAAGCAGGGCCAGAATTGGTTGGCCGGATGGGTGGCAGGACTGCCGTGGCTAATAAGGACCAGATTACTGATGGTATAGCAACAGCAGTATATGCAGCAAATACAGAACAGAACCAGCTTTTACGGGAACAGAATGAGCTTTTACGGATGATTCTTGCAAAACCGGGAGTAAATAAGGATGATGTAGTTGACCTATGGAGGGCTGGAGCATCTGATTATAAAAAGCAGACGGGTAGACAATTAGGGCTGACATAATGATTTACATCACCTTTGTTCTTTGATATAATGTCAAGTGCAAGGGGGATGTAAAATATGTATGAATTATTCATGAATTTAACAGTAGTTTCTTGTGGTATGTTTGCAGTAATCGGAATAGTTTACTGGTGGTATCGGATACACAACTGGTATTTTATAAAAAAACTGTTTTTAATACCTATAGTATTGTTTTTGATAGGTGCTATAGGTGGCATATCTCATAGTGATTCAGCCTCCAGTGATAACATTAATACTGATGTTGTGCAAAGTGAGGAGACTACATCAGAAACCATTTTGGAATCAACTATTGAAGAACCGGTTGAAATTGCTGAAACTCCAGATGAATTTAAAGCATCCTGCCAAGAGATAGGATATAAAAAGATAATGCGAAATCCAGAGGACTATATAGGCCAGCGAATTGTAATCACAGCCAAAGTTCAGCAAATCATGCAGGGCGGATTATTTGATGATAGCCAATATTATAGGGTGCTTACAGACAATGACGGATATGAGATTTACGCTGATGATGAATATTTTATGTATGACAGTCGAATCGGTGATGACATGAAAATCCTGAAAGACGATGTGCTAAAAATCTATGCTATATTTACGGGTATGGAAGAAGTAAAAAGAGCCTTGACAGGAACAAAGGAGGAAGTTCCTGCTATCAAAGCGTATTATGTGGAACTGATAAGCGAATAAATAGGAAAAGCACCTGGGGAAATGATATGACCCCTGTCAAGTAGACAAGGTAAATAACCAAATCTACGTAGGAGGTATCATATCAAAACCGGGTGCTTTTGTTATGCCCGGAAGGAGGTGGTGCGTATGCCTGCATACAGAGGATGGCTAATAAAATTTGACGGACGGGAGTTACCCATGGACTTCATAGCCCATGCATCATACAATGCAACCCCGGACCAGAAACAGGATGAGGATTCCTACCAGGACGGATACGGTGTGTTGCATAGGAATGTATTGCCGCATACCAGGACCAAGATTGAATGGACAACGCCATTCATGAATTTAGCCGACAAAATTAGGATGCAGTCGTATTTTCCTGACCGCGTGACCATGGATGTGGAATACTGGAACGATGAACGGAACAATTATGTTACAGGTACATTTTACGTGCCTGATATCCAGTTCCCATATTATGATGCCAGCGAAAACGATATACGATACAATCCCATCCGCATAGCACTGATTGAGTATTAAGGAGGTGGTAAGGTGCTGGATGTACCGGAGATTGTTAAGCAACGGTGCCGTGGGGATAATAACAGGGCAGAGACAGTGAGACATCTTGAACTGTCTTTTTTTGATGCAGGAATAGATTTCCTGTATCCATCAAATGACCTGTACCCTGCGTACGACCTATATCCTGCTGATGCTGGAGCGGAATGGCTGACAATTAATATGGATAGGATATGCGCGGAAACTTTGAATCTTACCGAAAGCTTGTCATCTGGGAATAACATCATCTGGGGTAGTTGTGAGGCGGCTAAGTTTGTGGTTACTGTTGCCGATGTTGAGGATGAGATTGAGGGCCGGGAGTTTACGGCCACACTGAGCATAGGTGATTATAAGATGGCCTATGGCATCTATACTGTGGACAGTGTGGTCCGGCAGGCAGACCGCAGGAAAAGGAAAATCACGGCCTATGACAGGATGGTCAAGTTTGACGCAGATGTGGCAGACTGGTATCATGCCATGTATCCCTCCGATGATATCACCCACACTATCAAGGAGTTACGGGACAGCCTGTGTGATGAGATAGGGGTACCACAGCAACAGACAGAGCTTATCAATGATGGGTTGGTTGTTGGTAAGACCATAAGCCCAGAATCATTATGTGGCCGGGATGTGCTTAAGGCCATATGTGAGATTAATGGCGTGTTTGGGCATTTTGACCGCACGGGGACATTGGTATATATAAGCCTGCAGGATACCGGCCTATATCCATCTGATACCCTGTATCCTGGTAATGACCTGTATCCACAATCCGGGTGGGCTGCGGCGGAGGAACTGGAACATTATAGGTCCATTACCTATGAGGATTACCTGATAGATGGCATTGACCGAGTACAGGTCCGGCAGGAAGATGGGGATATAGGCGCCGTGGTCGGTTCCGGCAGCAATGCTTATATAGTGGAGGGTAACTTTTTGGCCTATGGCCTGGGGAGCGCAGACCTTACCAAACTGGCTTGGTCCATATATGATTCCATTGCTGGCAAGACATACCGGCCGGCTAAGATAGTATCCTATGCTATGCCCTGGATAGAGGTGGGAGACGGCCTGCGGGCAATCACTACGGACACGGAGATAGCTACATTTGTGCTTACCCGGACCATGAGCGGCATACAAGCCATGATGGATACCGTGGAGGCTAAGGGGACCAAGACACAGGGACAGAGCTTTGGCATACAAAATGAGATTATCCAGCTTAAGGGCAAGACAGCCGTTATAGTGCGTAACGTGGATGAGGTATCAGCCACGGTGACGGACCTGGAGAAGCATACCACGGCCCAATTAAAGGTAGTGTCTGACCAGATAACCGCAGAAGTTAAGCGGGCCACGGACCAGGAAGTAGAGCTGGCAGCTGCTATAAGTGTGGCCGCAGACAAGATAGATTTAAAAGTGAGTAAGGGAGATGTGTGTACCCAAATCACTGCCGAATCATCCAACGGAGGGCAGATTATCCTGAATGCTCCGGGTGCACTCATTATTAATGCTGGAAATACAAAACTGGATGCCGGCGGCCATATGGAACTGACTGGGGCCACTTTCCACGGGTGCATCAATACTGGTTCCATGGGGGCAGATGTAATAAACGCCAATCATGTAGAGACTGACCGTCTGAATTGTGATGGGAGTATGACTGTAAATGGAAGTGCAACATTGAATGGTACAACCTATGCAAATCGGATAAGCTGTTATTCTATCTACAGTGAATTGGCGGGGTCCACATGGTCAGACAAACGGTTGAAGAAGGGAATTCGCAATATAGCACTGGAAGATGCCAGAAGTCTTATATTGGGGCTAAAAGGTGTTACATATAAGACCAAGCGTAGCAGCATGGATGCAATGGGCTTCGTGGCGCAGGATGTTGTTAAACTGTTGCATAAACTGGAACTGAGTTATCCTTTGGTTGACCGCTATGACGGATACTTGGCGCTGCAATACCAGAACTTAATCCCATTGATAATCGCAAATGAACAGGCAGAGCATCAGGATATAAAACAGATTGTGATGGATATAAAGCAAATTAAGGAGGATTTGTATGGAAAGTAAAATGCTGGTCTACAACCAGAAGGATGTACAGGCTGTTATGGATTACATTAATGGATTAGTTTTTAAAGGAGTGGCTGAGGCAAGGAAGTTATCTACAATGGCTACCATATTGGAGTCTGGAAAACCATTGGTGGATTATTTAAATGCGAAAGGAAGTGATAAGGATGGGACTACTGAGCAGGATGAGCAGGGCGGCGACAGCGCTGACTAAATACTATTCTCCATTTACATGGCGGGATAAACCGAGTATTGAATCCCCTATTAATGCAGTACATTTAAACCACATCGAGGATGGCATTAATGAGATGGACAACCGTATTCTGATACTGGCTCAGGATAAGGCGGACGCCGCGGATATGGCGAATGTCATCATTGATTTTACCATGGATGATACCACAGGCGTCATGACCTTCACACGCTTTGATGGTTCAACCTTTACGCATGACACGGCTGTTGAAAAGATTGCGCTCAATTGCTATCTGGAGGGTGACAATTTTGTGCTGGAGCTGGCCGACGGGACCAAACAAAAGGTATCCCTAAGCAAGTTTATAGACACGTATACCTTCACAAGCACGGACCGGATACGATTCACAGTCAATGGCAAGAACATATCAGCGGACATTCCTGACGGGAAAATCACCCTGGCGAAATTAGAGCCTACAGTCATGTCCACCATCCGCCAGTATACCCTGGATGCGCAGACGTCCAAAGGTGTGGCGGAACAGGCAGCCAGTACGGCGCAGGGCTGGGCCATCGGAGGCACCGGATTTGAAGGCAATAGTGCAAAATATTATGCAAGCAAGTCACAGAGGTATGCGGTTGGCGGTGTGGAAGAAGGAGATGCAAAAGATAATGCAAAGGCATACTGCGAGGCAGCTAAAGGCTATGCAGAACAGTGTGCAGGGGTTACGGAATTTGACGGTACGGCAACATCCGTCAAGGCAACAGATACACAGGGGCTTGTCGTGGCTGCCGGAGCGGACAGTAATGCCCAGGCCCTGCTGGATGCGCTGGCCCGTAAGGTTGCCCTGGAGCTGGTAAGCAATACAGCCCTTACCACGAAATTGGCGGATTATCTTAAAAAGACTGATATCGTGCAGACAGAGTCCACGGCCACAAATAAGGTCCCATCCAGCGCGTACCTTAAGCAGGTAAAAGATAGCATAGATAGCAATTTATCAGATAAAACGAATACCAGTGATTTTAACAATTTAAAAAACTCAATTGTTATGGTTAATGTCACCGGATTTGCAATTGGAATTGACGGTAATAATGTTATAATCCAGTGGCTGACCGGAGAGAATAGAGAATTTGGCTATGCACTCAATATTGGAATCACGGATGGCACAATGCAGTTTTTCTACCGTGAGAATGGTACGTGGAAACCCTCATGGAACAAATAATCACTTGGTCCATTTATTAGTCCAGGTTTTACCGTCATAGTAATCATAAGCAATTTGAGTATCATTAATACTGAGTGATAATATTTTTCCGTCATTATATTGTTGCTGAAATGCCCATTTACCATCACCTGAGTAGGCAATGATTTTAATTGGGCCACCACTTAGTTCCACTTTTCCATTAGCCGCCGCCGCAACGTTGGATACATTTGTCAAATCACTACTATTGGCCTTTTGGCTTAAATTGCTATTTTCGTTACAAACGGAGCTGTCCTTGAAACAGCAGAAAGAGAGGATTTTATGAATCAGGATAAATTAGATTCTACAATTAAAAATATTTCAGACAAAATTGACCATGAATGTAATAATCATACAGGAAATGGTAAAGAAATCTTTATGCTGTCGAGGGCTCTGGCGGAGCTGGTGTCGGTCAGAGCCTCTTTGCCGACTAATTAGAGTCTGGGCGCGTGATTTCATCCACAAAAGCGTTATAGAATTTAGCTATGTCTTTAGCTGTGTTTTCACAATCACGACTCATGTTAATCATACCTCGCTGTAGTGCTATTTCGGTTACAGATTTAGCAAGCGCAACGATATCTGCATAGTTATGTTGCATTTAAAGTCTCTCCTTTCTTCTGAACTTGGCTTCGCAGAGCCTGTACTCATAGTATAGAAGGCGGGGGACGAAAAAGCAAGATGAAGAAACGGAGCTTGCTATTTTGAATATGAATGAAACCCACAAACCAGGTCCCTAAATGGGGCTTATTTTATTGCCCGGCAGGCCGCTGGGCGGAAAGGAAAAATCTATGAATGAAAAAATCAGATTAAAAAACGGTAAGGAGTATCCACTGGTTATCGGAGGTACTTCCTCCACTCCCACCACTCTGCGGCTTATCTTCCAAACGGCGGAGCCGCTGGAGGACATCGTGGCCGTGTTTACGGATGCGGCAGCCACGGAGCAGATTAAGACTGTCAACGAGGATGGCAGCACATTGCTGATGTACGATGGCTATACGGTACTGAATGACCCAAAGAGTATTGATGACTACTACCTTATCACACCGGAGCAGTACGGGGAGGATGGAACCGTCACCGCCGAGGCCGTATATGGCCGTGTGGCGCTCCTGACGCTCTCACAGCCGGGCGTAAAGGCTGCGGTGGAAAAGAATACGGCTGACATTGATTACGTGGCTATAATGGCCGGTATTGATTTATAGGAGGTGTGACTATGGATGTAAAAGGACTGGCGCAGAAGTATTACCCAAGATTATGGGATATTGACCGGCTTAAGGCTCTGGTGGCTGCCGATAAACTGTCCGAGGCGGACTACAAGGAGATTACCGGTAAGGAGTATGCCGCAGAATAAGGAAAGGCGAGGGAAATGAAGATGAAAAGAGAATATGTAATTACAGTACAGGGGGCACTGGCTGCCGCCGGTGCCTTTTTAAGTGCGAAGCTGGGCATTCTGTATCCAGTGCTATGTATCCTCATGGGGACGATGGTGCTGGACTACATAACCGGGATGCTGGCCAGCAAGACGGAGGCCATTGACCATCCGGGTGATGGCGGCTATGGATGGAGCTCCAAAAAGGGAGCTAAGGGTATTATTAAAAAGGTGGGGTACCTGTGCGTGATTGCTGCGGCAATGGTGGTTGATTATGTGATTGTATCCGTGTCGGTAGAGCTTGGGATGCAGATATCTGTCAGGGCCTTCTTCGGGCTCCTTGTGGCGGTCTGGTACTTACTCAATGAGTTGTTGTCCATCATTGAGAATGCTGGTCGTATGGGGGCCAATGTGCCGGAATGGCTACGCAAATATATCGCGGTTTTGAAGGATAAGATTGACAATACAGATTATCAGGGAGGCAGCAGGACATAAAAGGGAGGTGGTCCGTATATCTCCCGGCCGCCAGGGTAATGGCGGTAAACTTATCAACCCCAAAAAAGGAAAGCGAGGTACACATTATGGCAAAAACGACAGGAAAACATGCAGCGCATATTCCGGGGAATGGAGGATATCTGGCAGAGGGACCGGACCTACAGGAAAAGAAACCCACACCATATTTATATGATGCGCCAACAAATGCGCCGCATCCAGGTAAGCACCAGAGCGGCGTAGGCGGCCCAAGTGACCGTAACCAGAACGGCGTGGATGACAAAGAAGAGTAAGTTGCACCGGTACAACAATGGCCCTGGGGATATCCCTGGGCCTTATTTTTTGATAGGAGGTCTTATGAAATCAATAGACAAGGTTTTATCCATTGCCCGCCAGGAGATTGGATATCTGGAGAAACGCAGCAACAGCCAGCTTGACAGCAAGACCGCTAATGCAGGCAGCAGCAACTACACCAAGTATGCCAGAGACCTATATCCATCCCTTCAGGGGCAGCCGTGGTGTGATATGTTTGTGGACTGGTGCTTTGTCCAGGCTTTCGGGCAGGTGGCGGCCAGGCAACTCCTAGGAGGAGGTTTTTCAGCCTATACCCCCACATCCGCCCAGTATTATAAGGACAGAGGCCAGTACCATAAGAACAACCCTCAGCCAGGCGACCAGATATTTTTTAAAAACTCCCAGCGCATCTGCCATACAGGTATCGTCTATGAGGTCACCATGACCAAGGTTAGGACCATCGAGGGCAACACCAGTGATGGAAGCGAGGTAGTTGCCAATGGCGGAGCGGTATGCTGTAAGGAGTACAGCTTAGATAACAGCAGGATTGACGGATATGGACGTCCGGACTGGTCCCTGGTGGAACGACCGGAATATGAGGTAGGATGGCACCATGACAGTAATGGCTGGTGGTATGCATACAGCACCACAGAGTATTACAAGGAGTGCTGGCAGATAATCAACCATCACAAGTATTATTTTAACCCGGACGGATACGCCCTGACCAACTGGCATGTAATTGATGGCAAGGATTATTACTTTGAGCCACGGGCGGGGCATCCGCTGGAATGCGCCATGTATGTGGCGCCGGATGGAGAGCAGTACATAGGGGAGTTTTAAGCTGAGAACACTTATACCGGACCATAAGGGAGCTACTAAATGAAATCTTCAACTTCGAGCTAAAACGGAAACCACGCAACGGCACATCCATAGATGTACTTTCTCACTATGTTGTAAAACACTATTACGAAAAAATGCCGAAGGGGACACTATTACAGCGTCCCCTTCTTCTTATAACATGCAAAACAATTGGACTAAACATTTTCCTTTAATATTTGTTTCATCTCCATCCAGTTTCCTTCTACCAAAGACCTTAAATTTGTTTTTCTCATAAAATCGTATTAATTTTTCTTCTTCTTCGCATTCCAGATAAACAAACTTTCCACCGACTTCGTTTTGGATTAAATATGCTTTTTCGATTGCCATTTGTAATAAATCTGTACCGGAAATAAGACAATCATTTCCATTGGCAAAATTTTTCCCCAATTGACCTATTAATGGCGCAGAAACCATGTACTGGTTGGTTTTCTCGTTAAAAATCCCATGTTCACGGAGTTTTCTCGCCTCTCTGCTGCTAACGGATCCGCGGTCAATACAGATAACTTTTGATGCAATGGCATAGTATCCAACTAACTCCATCGCCTTTTTATCATCGGTTTCCCAAAACACCAAATTCGTTTTTGCAAAATTGCGTGCAGAGAACACAATAGCTTTATTTCGCAAAAAGTCTTCCACATCCTTATTAAGAGGACACACGAAAGAGGAGAGGATTGATTTTACTTTTTCCTCTCCTATGGCCTCTATTAGTTCATTTAATTTAATCGGTTCTATACTGAATGTTGGGGTGTACTGAAAAGCACACTTCCAACATTCTTTTAGTTGTAATAAAATACATCTATAAGAAGCCTCCTAAACGCATTATCCCGACCAAAG